GGACTGCGACGAGGATGATGCCCTGCGTCGGATGGGCCCGGATCACGATGCCGACGTAGACGAGGTGCTGGGGGGCGGACGGCTTGGTGGTCGTCCAAGAGCCAGCCACCGTCGGGGAGAGGTAGAGCTGCGCGCCTTCGGTCAGCGCCGAGGTGTCGATGTTCTCGAGTTCGCCGCGGACGATGACGTAGCCGAAGCCGTTGTTCGCGATGGACTGCTTGGTGAAACCCATGGTCTGGGCGGAGTTCGCGTCGTTGTTAGCCTGAGCCAACGTGATCAGGGGCTTGTTGCCCGTGGCGCCGGAGATGTAGACGATGCGGCCGGCAGGGATGGTCGAGCCGGACTGGTTGCGGACATAGACCTCGAGGTTCTTCGCGACGGCCACGCCCGAGGCGAGTTCCTGCTGCACGAAGGCGGTGGTCGCCAAGGAGGTGTCGTTATCGCCGAGGGCCGCCGTCGGGGCGGTCGGGTTGCCCGTGAAGGCGGGGGAAGCCAGCGGGGCGTAAGCCGAGAGGTCAATCGACAGGTTGCCGGTCGTGACCGACAGGGGCGAAGAGACGCTGGTGATGTAGTCGGGGGTGGTCGTGACCACTTCCCAAGCCGCGTTCTTGCGGGCATACTGCGAGCCATCCGATGGGGCGTCGTTGACGACAGCCAGGGAGCCGAGGCCGAGATTGGTCCGGGCCGTGCCAGTGTTGGCCAGCCCTGCCAGATTCCCGTCCTTGGCCAGATAGTCCGACATCCCCGCCAAGGTCTGGTAGGTAGATGCCGCCGTGGCGGAGGTCAGGTAGGGCGTCAGCGCCGAAGCCGTGAGGAACGCGGAGGGGTTGCCTGTCAGGGGATAGAAGCCAGCGGTCACCCAAGACTCGGTCGCCAAGCCCGTCAGGTTGACCGTCACCCAGTCGGTCGCGTAATCGACGCCCGAGGTCTTCTGGAGGAACTGACCAGAGGTGCCGCCAGCGGGCAGGCCGATACCAGCAGGGCCAGCAGGGCCGGGGACTCCGACGCTGCCCGTCAGCGTGCCGGCCACGATGCCCGTGACCGTTCCCACGATGGTGGACTGGTCAGCGGAGAATACCCCCGAGATGGTCCCGAAGGTCGAAGCCGTCGAGGTGATCGTCGCGTCGGGCATGGCTTAGACGGTGACGGAGTCGATGACGTTGACGCGGAAGAGTTCGGTGCGCGAGATGGTCGAGCCCGGGAAGACGAACTTGATGTCCCACTTGCCGAGGCCGATCGCCCAGTCAGCGGTCGAGCCCGGGTAGGTCACCGTAAAGGACAGGCCGTCTCCGGCCTTGGTCACCGTCATCGCGTAGACGTTGTTCTGGCGGTCTTCGAGGGACGAGCTGATGGTCGTCGTCAGGAGGTTGGCCGGACCCGTCGCCCCGGGCGTCCAGGTAAAGGTGCAGGCGAAGGTGTTACCCTGCGAGACGGTTACTTGATTAGTGCAGCTCATCGGGTCTTAACCTTGCCCCGATTGGAAGGGGGGGGTCAAAGGTCGAAGGAAACCACGTCTGTCGAGCTCGTGATCGTCTGGAAAGACCCGGTGACGCCGTTAAGCGCCGAGTAGGCCATCGTGTAGGTCGTCGAGTCAATGACCACGTCCCGGCCTACCCATGTCGCTTGGACCTCCACGTCGTCGAGGTAGTTCGGGGCATAGGTCTCTGCCGGGTCGGTGTTATAGCCGCCGACATAGAAGGCAGACGAGGCAGGGAAAGGCGAGCCAGGGAATGCAAGGGGGCCTTGATAGCCTGTCTGGGGGATGCCGCCCGAGTCCGTCCAACTGACAAAGTTCCACCACTGAGCACAGCGGAAGAAGGTGTTGGCCTCTGAGGCCCATCCGTCCGTCGCGACGTTGTTATGGGCTCCGCCGGCGATGCCGAAGTAGGTGCTGAAGATGGGCGTGCGGTTGCGACCCCAAGTGGAGTTGGCTTCCGTTGCTCCGATCAGGACGCCCATCAGATGCGGGCGTAGTAGTACTTGGCGGTGGCCCCGTTCACCTTCACGCGGTCACCCCAAAGGGAGCCGTTGACATATTGATGCAGGGTCCAGACGGTCGGGGCCGAGACGTTATCCACGTCTACCTTGGCAAGCAGGACATACCCATTTGTGTCGGTGTCCGTCAGTTCTAAATCGGACGAGATAACTTTAGGGTAAGGCGTATTAGCGATGTTCGCGTCTGGGAATGCGTAAGGCGACGCGGCCTCGGGACCGGCTCGGAGATAGACCCAAGACTCCTTGGTCGAGGTGTTGAACGTCAGGACATTCGTGGGAGGCGTAGGGACGCCGGATGTCGTGCTGTCCAGCAGCTTCTCGACGCCACCGATGACATCGTCCATCTCTGGGACTAGGTTGTTCAGCGTCCCGGTAATGACCTGAAAGCGGATGGCGCCGCTGACGACTGCGACAATCTTGACCCTGAAAGGGTGGTCGGGCGAAGAGTTAGTGGCGGACGGGAACGGGTCAGACGTATCCAGCGTGAAGCCGTGCGAGGACGAGTCGAAGTTATAGCCGACTCCGGGTTGGATCTTCATCAGGCGGGAGCGTAGACCGCCGAGTTGTAGCCCTCGCGGTTGAAACGCAGCTCATACTGGACCTTGTAGAGCAGGCCGAAGTCTTCAAAGGATACCTGAGCCAGGAGCAGTTGTTTTTTGCCGCTGATCTCGAAGGCCGTTCCCATGTAAGTCGGAACCAAGTCCTTTGACGCAAAGGAGCCGTTGCCGGAGGTCTTGCCGACCGCGTTCCGCAAGTTGATGACCAAGGCCGAGCTGCTCGTGTAGAAAACGCCGGATAGTGAACACTGCGGGGCGAGGTAGCTCGTCTTGCCGTAGAAGTCCTTGAACTCGGGTTTCTTGAAGCCGAGGAACTTCCGGCCAACTGCGGCCTCAAAGGTTGCGCCGTTGTTGCCAGCGTATTCCGCAGGGTTCGTTCCAGCGACAGCAGGGTAAGCAGGGGTAGCAATCGAACCAGTGCCGACGCCAGCAATCGGTGAACCCGAAAAGCCAAGCGGGGTGGCGACCTCGAAGAAGTTCGGGTGGGTCGTGATGTTCTCCGACGTCAGGCCCTGCGAGCCGGTAATCTGCGGATCGGTCGAGGCGCCGTAGCCAGGGTTGATGCCCACATAGTCCACCGAGTAGGTAGCGATGCCAAGGTTTTCGAAAGATACTGAATACTTGTGAGCCTTGCAGTATGAGTAGGCCCCCTGCGGGCAGGCCGACCCACGGTTAATCGTGCCACCGATGGACGCCGTGATTGCGGCCTTGAAGACGATGGTGCCCGTGGCGAGTCCGTAGCCATCCTCTTGGAACTTTGCCCCAGGCTGTTGGAGTACGGTGGTGAGGTTGTTGCCAGTGTCGACGCGTGCCATAAATTATTTGGATTGGGTGCCCTTGGTGAAGTCTGCGGACATGAAAGGATTACGATCCACGAGGTTCTGGAGAAGCCCGGTCTGCTTGCGCTGCTCTTCAAGCTGGGCGTTCATGGCCTCCATGACCGGATTAGGTCCGACGCCGATGACGTTTCCGAAGCCTTCCGGGCCTTTGAAGTCTTTGGTTACATTTGCAGACGGAGTGAGGCCGGTTGCTTTAGATTCCTTGGCGATTAAGCCCTGAACTTCGTTTTGAATCTTAGGGTCTAAGGCAATCTGACCCCGAATGAAAGACGACTCAATAACCACACCACGCTTTTTCATTTCACGAGATACAATTTCATCGGCGGCGTCTGTTTCAAGGAACTCCTCGGTTGTCTTAATCCTTTGAATCTTTGCGGCCTCAGTGTCTTGGGCGGCTTTTTTCTCATTGTTTTTCTTGTTAGCCCAATACTTATCTTCAGCAGACATCAGGGCGTTAGTACCGTCGATAGCGGCTTGATTAGCGTCTTCTTGCTTCTTTTGGTTGTCCGCAATAATCTTGCCAATAAAGCCGATGGCAGCGCCTAGCAACGCCATAGGCCCAAGGAAGGAAAGGAAGATGTCCTTGAATGACGTGCTGAACTTCTTCTGGATGTCCTCGACCTGTTTACCAAAACCAGTCGTCGCCTGCTTGGCCTTGTCCATCGCCTGCGGGACGTCGGAGGTCGTCTTGATGTTGACTGTCAGGTCTTGGGCCATGTCAGGGGGTGCTTTCCTTTGCAGGATTGGAAGCAGCCGCGGCGGCCTCCTTGGCTTCCTCCTCGGCCATGAAGGCTTCCTCCTCGGGCGACATGATCGCCACGTCCGCACCCTTGCGGATAGCCAGGGCGGAGTTGAGCCAGATGGCCTGACACTCGGGCATCTCCCAAGCCCGCTGCTCTGGGAGGCCAGACGCGATCAGGTTGGCCACGATGGACAGCGGCCAAGGCACCCCCTTGTCTCCGCCCCCTGACTTGGTCTTAGTCTGCTCCCAGAACTTGGGCCAGTCTTGGACGAGGATATAACCGGCGAAGGCTTCCAGCAGGCGCTCGAACTTGGCGGGGTGATGGCTTAGGGTGACGATGCGCAGTCGGTCACGCCAGCCCACCTCCCCTAGCTGCTCTTCGGCGCATACTTGGCAGGCGAAGATAAGGTCCGCAGGGGTGATGCCGCGGGAGCCGGTGACGAGCGGCGAGTCGAAGGCCATCAGGCGCACCCGGTACTTCAGGCACCAGGGGAAAAGAGTTCGACCCAGAATCCTAAAAGGAGCCGGGTCGACGTAGGCGTTGAGGAAGCGACGGTCCACGCCGTCTATCCTAATCTGATTACAGGCGAATCAATCAGGTAATTCCTTCGTAGTCGATGGCCGTAATGGACACAGACGTGAAGCCCTTATTGGAACCTTTGTCGTCAATCTTGGTAATAGTTCCAGAGAAGGAGGCCGAAGCCGTGCCAGCAGGATAGGCTGACGCGGTGTTCACCGTGAAAGCGAGCGTGGCGCCTAGGATGGGCATGGTCGAGGTCTTGGCGATGCCTTCGATGGTGATCTCGCTCTTGCGGTCATCCAGTCGATGGGTCTTGGTAACTCCCGTCTCGTCGACAACAGTGACGTCCGCGTTGAACGAGGACGAGAGGCTGTAGCTCTGGACAAAGAGGTTGGTGACAGTGCCCGCGATACCGTAGACGCAGGTGACTCCGTTTGAGATGGCGGCCATTTGTAATTGCAGGCTTTGGAATTGTCTTAGGCGGGCAGGACCACCAGCACGTCGAAGGCGAAGGAAGTCGCCCAGGAGCGCTCGTCGATGCCTTCGTCTTCGGACTGCATCGTGACGTCGTAACAGGCCGCGTCGGTCGAGGTGACGAAGGCCGCCTTGATGCTGGTCAGGTCGCGCATATTGCCGGACAGGGCGGCGCAGCGGGCACGGTGATCGGCGAGGGTCGTGTCGTCGGCGTTCGAGAAGAGGGTGATGCGGACCGAGCAGCTGAAGTTGCCTTCGCCTTCGGGGAGGTCGTTAGGGGAGCGGGCCGACTCGCAGAGGACCACGGCCTTGGGCAGGGTCTGGGTCGCGGCGCTGTCCCCGGTCAGGAAGGCTACGGTGGTCAGCCCGGTCTGGGTGGATAGGTAGGTGGCCAAGGTGGCCTCTACGATGTGGCGGATAGATTTGGTTCCCATAAAGGTTAGCGGATGCGGCGCTTGTTGTTGGTTGCCTTGATTGTGTCGTCAAAGTGCTGCCTGAAACGATCGCGCATTTGCTTCACGCGATTGCCATAGACAAGGCCAAGCGTGTCTGCGGTCACGGCGATATTATTGACGTTGCCGTTGGTGTTAGTGACCGAGACTTCGACGAGGTTCTGATTGGCGTTAGTGGTGCTACGCCCGATGGTGTTGTTGTGGCGTTTAATCCAGGCTGGCTTCATCAGCTCGACGCCGACGTTCTTGGGGACTCCCTTGATGATTGGCTTGGGAAGGGACAGCAGGGCCATAAGCCATCCTGACTTGATTGAGCCGACCATCAGTTGCCGTTCCTCGATGTATGCCTTTAAGTCCTTGGCGCTGTCCACAAGCATGGGCACCTTGACCGGGCGAACCTTAAGAGGGATGCGGCCGCCGAACTTTCCTTTTATGCGGTTATGGTTGGGCTTAATCTCTTGGACAAAGCCCTGCGTGCCATAGTCCGAAAGGACGATGTTGGTCGTGTTATAGTAGTTCTTGGCCTTCTTGAACGCGCGATCGTAGTTCTGGTCTCCGGCAATCTTGCGGACGATGGGCGGGATTTTGTTCATCCCGACCAAGTGGCCGGAGGCCATGATTTTGCGAAAGTCCCCAAAATTGCCTGACTTAACGGCATAGGCCATCTGGTTCATTAGTAGCCCAGGGGCGGCCTTAGAAGTCTTGTCGTCTGCGGCCACGAACATCTTTCGGACGTCGCCGTCGATAGCGTTATTTCCGGCGCGCTGTGCGTCCTTGGTCAGGCCACGGCCACCGCCCTTGGGCATTGGAGGGGTAAAGGTAGCCGCGTCGACGCAGGCCAGCGCAGCTTGTTCGATGGCCGCGTCTCGCATTGTCAGGCCGCAGTCGGCCGCGAACTGACGCAAAGCCGCGATGAACTCAGCCTGAGACTTGGGCTCAATCGAGACCTTGACCACAGTGGTTACTGGTTGTCGTCGATGACGACGAGCGTGATCCATGCCGACCCGGGCTTGTAGGTCTGGCTGGTGATGCGGACGGTCTTCCCGCCGGCCACGATCTTCTTGCCTTGGGCGAGGGAGGCGATGGGGACGCCTGCCGACAGTAGGGCCGCCGATGCCCCAATAGACCCGTCTGGCTGGCTCCAGGAGGCCGTTACAGCGGGGAGCCTGACAGAGTACTGGGTCCGCTCCATATACCCCCCTGCTTCGAGCACGGTCGAGACGGCGGGGTCGGAGATGAGGCAGGAGAAGGTGATGGCGCCAGAGTTGGCCGACCCGGCCACGCCGAAGTCCGCCACCATCTCTTTGGCGTCGTTGAGAAACTCGGTTCCGTAGAGGCTCATCCTATACTTGCCCGGATTGGTAGGGGGCA